CAAATATTGCTTTACACGACGTGACCGATTTAACGCCGCAAGAAATCGCGGAATTTCCAACCTCACTAATGGCTGATCTAGCCGCCCAACTCAAAGCCGCTCAGGAACATATTAAAGAAGTCAAGACCGCGCTCGATGCCGGTGCTGAAGAAAAGTATTCTTCTACAGCCGCCGACCTTCGAGACTTCGAGGGCAAAGACACCGGCACGGTCAGATGGGATGATGGCGAATATACTATCGTCGGTAACCTTCCGAAGAAACCGAAGTGGGATCAAGCGAAACTTATCGCCATCCTAAACGATATGGACCCGGACGTTGCTGCTCATTACGCTAAGGCGGAATACAAAGTCGAAGAAAAGAAGTTCACCGCCGCGCCGCCAGGCATCCACGCACAGCTAATGCCAGCCAGAACTTTAGAAATTGGCAAACCAACTTATAAGATTGAGGAGACGAAGTGATGTCTAAGCTAGGGCAAAAAGATGGTTGTCTATTATGGTCAACCATACGGACAGAACGTGTCCTACAAGTAGACGGTGATCTGCTTTGTGAAATCTTGGCCGGATATTTTAAAAAACAAAATATTCCTAACAACGCGACGTTGACTTTCATAGGAAATGACAGGTCCCACAGCATCAATAACCATTTCCCCATTACAATTACTTGGGAAGAATTAGAGGAGACAACAAAATGAAAATCATCACAGCAGAAGAACGCGCCGCTGAAAAGACGACCATCAACGGCGTTATAGGCGGCAAAAGCGGCATAGGCAAGACCAGCCTATTGTGGACGCTCGAAGCCGAAAGCACTTTATTCTTCGACTTAGAAGCCGGTGGCCTCGCAGTCGAAGGCTGGGCCGGGGATACCATAAGACCGCAAACCTGGGCCGAGTGCCGAGATTTCGCTGTCTTTATCGGGGGGCCTAATCCGGCCCTTCCAGATGATCAGCCATTTTCAACGACGCATCACAATAGCGTCTGCGAAACCTTCGGTGATCCGAAATCCCTAGATAAATATCAAACGGTGTTTATCGACAGCATCACGGTCGCCGGGAGGCTTTGCTTTACATGGGCTAGCCAACAGCCGGAGAGCTTTAACGCCCAAGGCAAGCCTGACGTCCGTAACGCCTACGGGCTGCATGGCCGCGAAATGATAAAGTGGCTGACCCATCTTCAGCATACTCGCGACAAAAACGTGTGGTTCGTCGGCATCCTTGACGAAAAAACAGATGACTATAACCGCATCATCTATTCGCTTCAAATCGAAGGCGCGAAAACCGGCATGGAGCTTCCTGGGATTGTCGATGAAGTCATCACGATGGCGGAGGTTCCGCTATCTGATGAAGTCACCGCCCGCGCCTTTATCTGCCAAACCATTAACCAATTCGGCCTGCCCGCCAAAGATAGGTCTGGCCGTCTCGACGCTATTGAGGAGCCTCATCTTGGCAAGTTAATGGCGAAAATCTCGCAACCTCTAGTTCGTGGTAATCTCAACACCGAGATGCCTATTGTTGAAATTGAAAGTGAAGGAAACTAAAATGGAAGACTTTAACCACGCAGACACGCAATCCTCCGGCTTTGATATAATACCGGACGACACCATCGCAACTTTTATCGGCACCGTTAGACCCGGAAGCGCAGGCGACGGCGGGTGGCTTACTCAAGGTAAACCGACAGCCAAATCCCATTCCGGTTGGCTCTGGCTCGATATGGAGTTCGTAATTATCGGCGGTCCATACGACAAACGGAAAGTTTGGCAAAAGTTTATGTGGCATAATGCTCAACCCGCCGACGGCGCAGCCGAAGGGGCGGAAAAAGCCGCAAATATTAGCCGGTCGAATATCCGAGCTATGATTGAAAGCGCACGTAATGTTATGCCTGATGATCATTCGCCGGATGCTCAAGCCAAACGTCAAATCAACGATTTCGGTGCGCTTAACGGCATGACCTTTCGTGCTAAGTTAGGTATTGAAGAAGGCAGCGATGGCTATGATGATAAGAATACTATTAAGTTCTTTATCACGCCGGGCCAAGCCGAATACGCTGGAGAATCGGCGCAGCAAGCTCCGACGCAACAAGCGGCACCAGTTCAAGAAGTTATCCCATCAACTACACCCCCGTCTTCTGGAGTACCGGCGTGGGCGCAAAAATAATGGCTAATAAAAAAGGAGGGGCGAAAGCCTCTCCTCTTTCTTTAGATGATGAGTTACAGGCCGAGGCTACTAAAAAAGCTGGTGAGGCAATGCATCCTCTATTCCAGCAATTTATCGAACACGATTTTAAACGGCCTATTTCTTCCCTCTCGCCAAATGATATAGAGTGGCTTGCCGTCGCTGCTATCTCAGGATGGGTATTATCCCGCGCTAAGCAACACAAAAAATACGGCGGCGACATCGGCGAACTAATAAGGAAGATTGAAGTATGATCGACAAAACAGAAGAAGATAAAAAGCGCCTGCGCTACGCTCGGCATCGAATGACAGAAATAATTGCCGAAATCGGTTTTAATGTAGCGCCGATTAATTACACCGAAGATCAAATTAACACGCTTGTCGAGGCCGCAATCGATGGCTATATCGAAGCCGACAGCGCAATAGATGAGGTGCCTTGGTGATGGAAGAAACAATTCAAGACATAGCCAATGAAGACCTAACAACAACATATTTAGAAAAAAAATGGGGCTGCACGTTTAGAAGGTTTGGAGCATATTCTCCTATTGATTTTTCACTACACAAAAACGGAAAACTAATTGCTGTCGCGGAATTTAAACGCCGCCATAGAACACGAACAGAGTTTGATGACATTTATTTAAACCTTCAAAAATGGATGAGTTTACAGTTTACATCTTTAGGGCTTGAAGTTCCTGGCTTGTTTATTGTCGCATTCAATGACGGTATTTTCTGGTGTGATATTGCAACGATAGACCCGTCTGACCATCGTGTAACAGGTAGAACTGACAGGGGAAGGAAAGCCGACATTCAACCTGTCATTAAAATCCCAACTGGAGTAATGATAGATGCTCGACTTTAATTCACGCCCCAAACAAGGGGACATATCCGACAAGTTCCTGCAATACATAGACGCTGCGATGCAGGAAAAAAACAAGCAGCAAACCCCGCGCAACTATGTCGGCGTGTCAATGATCGGCGCGTCTTGCGAACGTCAGGTTCAATACGGCTACCTCAATACGCCAAAAGATAAGGGCAAAGAGTTCTCCGGCGTCACGCTTCGCAAGTTCGGCGCTGGTCACTATTTCGAAGACGACACCGCCGAGCTAATCCAAGCCGCAGGATTCGAACTAAAAACTATTAAGCCAGACGGTTCGCAATTCGATTTCTCAACATTAGACGGTAAATTCGCTGGACACGTTGATGGCGTATTCACCAGCGGCCCGGACTTCTTAAAATATCCGGCGCTATGGGAACATAAAGCGACTGGCAATAAATCTTTTAATAAACATAAGAAAGAACAGTTAGCCATCGCTAATCGGGTTTATGCTGCTCAAGTAGCTTTATATCAGGCCTATCTCGACTTAACCGATAATCCCGCCGTTTTCACCGTTAGAAATACCGATACCCAAGAATTACATTTCGAGCTTGTTCCATTTAACGCTCCTTTAGCCCAAGAAATGAGCGACCGCGCTGTAAAGATAATCCAAGCCACCGAAGCTCAAGAGCAGCTACCGCGCAACGCTAAATCAAAAGACCACTTCGAATGCAAATGGTGCGATTTTCAAGAAAGATGCTGGAATGACTAATCGCCTTCATACGATAACCCAGAAAATACCACGGGAAAAATCCGGTTTAAAAGGCGCTCTATTTTGCCATATTGATTTCGATCAATACGCCAGAGCCGTTGGTGTCCGAGTTTCATTCAAACAAAAAGACGCATCAAGCCTGGACAATATTCTTTCTGTCATAGGCGATGCGTTTACAGAGATATTGGAGGGACAGAAAGATGGTTGATTGTGTAATGACCGGCGCAACGCCGGATGAGTGTTGGCCGCTAATTCGTGACTTTCATTATTCAAAACGTATGCCGTCTGCTATCAGACATTGTTTTTCATGGCGAGAAAAAGGCGGGTTATTTGGCGACACAGGCGAATTAAAAGTGGCGGCGGTTTATGGTAATCCAGTGCAATTCAATTGGCCGCAAGACGCTTTGGAATTGCAACGGTTGGTTAGGGTTGAAGGATTTGAAAAACAATTAAGTGAGTTTGTTTCATGGACGTTGAAGTGGTTGAAAACGAACACTACAACGCCATTTGTTTTATCGTATGCGGATACGGCGGAGGGCCACCACGGGGGAATAT